TAGCGTTGGCGGCATCCTGAAGCAAAGCCGATTCAGTTGCGGTGCGGCGAATCTCCGATACGCCGCCACGCATAAACTCAGACACACCAGACACACGGTCAATATCAGCCGAAATCACATTAGACTGATTATAGAAATCCGCTGGGTTGATTACGGCAGGCATCGGGGCAATCACATTGCCCAAAGCGTCGTCCCCGACCACGGGCACCATCACATTGTCCTCGTCGGATTCCAAAGCGGTGCGACCCAACTGGTCAAACGCCGACTCCTTATACAGCCACTTTCGGGCAAACCGCTTGCGATGATTCATCATCTGCGTGCGGGTCTCATTGAGTTCCTTCTGTAGCGGCTCAATCGCCTCAAGTTCCCCAATTGGATAGAACTGGTCGGGAACATCATAATCACGCAGCATTACAAACGGCTGACCAAACGAATATGGCATCTTCATCGGTTTCACAAGGAAACCGTCGCCCGCCTCGGCAAACACGCACATCAGGCGGTTCTTCACATCATAGAACTCCCAGATTTCGGCGTAACCCTCATCCTTGTCACGAACCTTACGCACCGACGGGTCGTCCCCATAGCGGCTAATTGCCATGGCACCAACCGCTTCACGGGCAGCCTTGTTGTACCGTTTGTCTGTGCGCACTTCACGCAATGGGCGGCGGATACGCTGCGCAATCCACGCAATATCCTTCATGGATGTCGCATCTGGGTCCACGAACACATCCGATGGAGACACACGCTCCGCAAACGGCGCATCCTCAACAACAACCGTCCGAGAGGTGGTTTCACCACCCTCAACATCTTCGGACACATCGTCACCATCAATGTTGAACGATTCTTCCTCAACATACCTGTAGCCGACCTTTATCCAGCCGTGACCACAAATAATCATATCCTTGACGGCTTGCTTGAACTCGTCCTTGATGTTGTTGTGTCGCCACCAATAGTTTACCACAGCCTCGGCAATAACCGCCTGAGCAGCCGACTCGGGCTGCGTGGCATTCACCGTAATCTTCGGATAGTTCACCGCAACACTGGGGACAATAACATTGACCGTGGAAAAACAGATGTTTACCAGCAGGCGGTCGGATTCACTGTAGTATTCGTAATGCCGACCACGGTACAGGTCGGACATGCGCTTCCAAATCTGGTCATAGCCTTCCTCTTTGCGCCAACGCTTGGAGGTGTCAATCTTCTTGCGGTATGTTGCCAAATAGTCGCTGAGCGGTTTTCTAGCCATTACTTACCCCTACCCTTATGCCAGCCGATATGTTCATCAAGTTTCGTTGCCACCCCGTCCACTTTGTCTGCGACACGCTCAAGTAGCGCACGCCCCTCGGCGTGCTGGTCACTGTTCTCCTTGCGTAACTTCTGAAGCACAACAACCGCAGGACCCGTAATCAAAGCAACGACAATAGGGACCCAGACGGCTTCCATACATCAAACCCAGCGAGTCCCAACAGGTTCGGGATTATAGCCGTTGATTTTAGCGTCCCGAATTGTTTGTTCTTGGCGTTCCCGAATCGTAGGACCGTGAAACTCCTCTTTGCCCTGCGTGAAACCCAATCTAATGGTTTTTACATGACACTTGAAGCAAATCTTGCCACGGCGAGGCAATTCTACGACCTCAAAATCGTTTCTGCATTCATCGCAAGCAATAATCATCATTTATGCCCGCCTCGTTCCCCAAAAACTAGAATCTGACGGCAGAACGAATATTATGCGCCCCCAAAGGCACTTTTTGGGTCGTCGGGCGACCCATAATATGACCCTCCCACCAAGCCAAACTGTTTTTGGGAACCATATTCGGGTTCTGATACTCGGGCAACCAAACATACTTCAACATCTGATTAGCGATAGCCAAACTGATGGTGCGGTCATCATACGGGCTGCCAACCATACGCCCATTGGATTTGCGAACAAAAGTCCGCAACTCCGCAACCGTTTTCACACAAAACAAACCAAGGTCCTGATTCCTGATGGCGGCAGACAACTCGTCAATCATCAACGGTTTAGATGTCGTAGTGGTCCGCCAACCCAACTGCTCGGTCGCCTCAGACCTAATGTTGCCCAGTTTCCGTGTCCGATACAAATTCCTATAACCTACACGCTGCGCAGCCTTGAGAGTAGTCAAGCCGTGGTTGTTGTTCTCAATACCCAACAAGGCGTTGTTGTACCACCAACCCAAATCAGCCAACGCCTCACCAAACAAATCTGGTTCAATATGACCATGCCAATGAGCAACAACCACACCATCCTGCGCATTGATTATATGCGCCGAACTATAGTCACCATAAGACAAACCTTCGGCAACATCAGCCCCAATCACATAAACACCATCAGGCTCTGGTGTACCCCACACCGTCAATTCGCCATCCTCGGACTCAATAAACGAAACAGACCCATCCGCATAATGGTGAAAATAGCCACGCATCGGCTCCTGAGGTTCCAGTTCATCCAACAAATCGGTATCAAACACAGGATTGCCAGATTTGATGAACGCTTCGCTGGGGTTGCGTGGATACTCTTGATGCAACTGCCAAGACTGCATGTTGCGTGCCTTGTCCTCGTACCAGTCCTCGCCACGCTCACCGTCCGCATCCCACGAATAAAAAATCCCAGTAAACTTGTTGGCTCCCGTTTGGGAGCCGACCCACAACTGGTGAAAAAAGTTGCCAGAACCATTAGCCGTACTAAGACCCATCACCCGCCCACCGACATCCGCAATAGGCTCAATACTCGCCCACGCTTCCTCTGGGTTGGGCAAAAATGCCCACTCATCCACAAACACCGCATAGACAGATTCACCACGGGCAGGGTCAGACCCAGACGGCAACGACTCAATCGCCGACTCATTATCAAAAGTCATCTTCAACTGATGGTCGGTCGTCTGCTTCGGACCCTTCTCACGCATCCAAAACGGCAAAAACTTGTAACCATACTTAGATTTAGACAACAACTTCATCGCCTCACGCTCAGTGCGTGACAACATAATCACAAAACGGTCCTGAAAAAAATATGTCATCCAAAACGCATAAGCGGCAGCCAAAGTAGAAAACCCAATCTGGCGTGCCTTCAGAACAACCGTATAGCGGTCCGACATCCACACCCTGACGGTTTCCATCTGAGCGTCACGCAACTTGAACAAAATCCGCCCCTTGGACGGATGCTTGATAAACCAGTAGTTCTCACAAAAATATGCGAACCCAGCCAACTGCCCGTCAACGGTATCGTCTGCGCCACGACACAACCGCCACTCTTTTTCGTGCAACAACTCCTGAATGTTCATAATCCCCACGGCTGCCAGCCGTTACCCCCATTATGCTCAACACTATAATCATATATTGCCTTAGCGGCAACCATATTCGTCACAGGATTATACAACTGGCTACAGTTCTCCAAAACACCTTGAGACTGCAACCATCCCTCGGCATAATAGCGTGACGGCTTACACCAAAACATGTTTATCTGAAACAAACCAATACTGCCACCATTCGGGTCCTTGGGATTCATCACCGTCGGGATGCACCTAGATTCCCTGTGCATCACCCTGAGGGCTGTCGGCATTTCGTTTCGGAACCCGACACGGAAAACCGCAGAAGCGTACTCTGGGCAGTGCTGAGGGTAACGCACCTGAGAGTGCGTAGGCATCAACGCCAATACAATAGCCATTAGCAGTTTCATTGTCATGCCTCAATTCTATCCGCCCGCAGGGCGGAATTGTTTATCGGCTGGAAGTGGTGCGACCGAACGCCCTATCCTTGGGGTCCAACCAGCGGATAACTGGCGGAATCAAAGCGGCGACAAAAGCCTTCAGGACATCTCGCCAAGTGAAGTCAATTGTCGCCATAACGGCAACAACTGCCGCCAGTGCCGAACGCAGATACGACTTCAACATAGCCTGCTGCTTTTTGTCCAATTTCATCTTCCCTACTTTCGTGGTCATTTGGCTACTTCGGTGGCAGGTGAAACGAACTCGTCTAGTTCTGCGTCGTAGCGGTCACCGATACCAGCGTACTTCTTGCCTTCTGTCTCAAAGTGGGCATCGTGCCACAATGACACATCGCCATAGCGGTCAGGGTTCGCTTCTATCCACTCAAACGACCCAGCACAAGCAACCTGAGTGACCACGCCATCTACGACTTTGGCAAAGATTCTATTCTCAGACATAATGTGCCTTTCTTATCGTTGGTCGCACATCGTGCATCGTGGGCAGACCCCACACGGCATCGTTGTCGGTTGATGTTCCCACAACATTGTCGTAGTTGTGTGTGAACTCGCTCATACCGAAGTGTGCGTACACGGACTTGATGACGCTCTGCGGCGATGACACGAGTGCGTCGTATGAAACGACGATGCAAAGTTCTGGCACGAAAGAAAGCAGGTGATTCCGTGAACCCTCACAGCGAGCAATAATGCCGCTTCGCAGTTCGTCGGCAGGCTCAAACACGCTGTTCGGATACTTGCCCATGAGTCTGCGAAACGACGCTTCTACTTCATCGGCAGGTCTATCCATCACTATGAATCGTGGCAGGTCTGGTGCGTACTGCATTAACATGTTCAGGTTCTCTGGCGTTCCCCAAGTGAACGACTTGTCAATGACGAGCGATTCTTTGCGGTCTGCGTAGAAGTCACCAATCAGGTTGCCGAGAACACGACGCTTCGCATCGTTGTTTGGGTTGGCATGAAGAGCAATCTGGTTATCCCACAATTCGTGTGTGTGCCACAACAGATTGCACACGGGGCTGGATGACGACACAAACACATCAGGGTTCTGATTCAGCAGGCTTGCCAACAGCGTTGAGCCGCTTCGTGGCATACCAGCGAGATACGCAATCACTTGAATCTCACATAGGCGATGCCTGAATACCCTGCCGCACCGTCTGAACTAATCGTGCTTGCCCTACCCACACCACCGCCACCTGTGTTCGCTGAGCCGTTGCCCGAACCTGCCGTGCCGTTGCCGCCTGAGCCACCACCGCCACCACCACCACCTTTGTAGGTCGTGGTAGCAGACTGACCAAGCCAAGTTGAGATGTCTAGTCCTGCGCCACCGTTGCCGCCGACATTGGATGCACCGTTTGAGCCAAC